CCCACTTTGCAAGAATCGTTCAAAATTTTACCAAAAATTTTAACCTTACTCAATAGTAGATATGCCGATCTATTCGCCAACCGGATTTCTCGACATCACGAATGCAACTCTCAGGACCTCGAATACTGAGTGTCAGAATCTTAAAATCGGTACAGGTAATCTTTATGTTACGTCTGAAATATCACCCGATTTTGAACTTAATTTATCTAATGTTACAAACCTGGGAGCCACTTCCCCACACACACTAACCCTCTCTAATGTTACTACAGCTATTGATGCTACGAGTAATATCATTACTTCAGGAAACTTGAAAATAGGTGGTCTCATCTACACAAAGGATTGGGGTATTCGATCAGCATCTGGTAGTAATGACCTATATGTGGGTCGCTTTACCGTTCATGGAATCACTGAAGTACTTATCACCGATCAAGGAGCTTCTCTTGGTTCCACGAGTAAATACACAATCACCCGAAATGTGGATTCTACTCCCCTAGTCAATGGCATTGACTCATCTTCTACAATCGACTATCAATGGTATTTTACATCACACAACTCGACGACATATGATTTATGGGTGCGTCCTAGTGCCACCGTCCAGACGAATATTAAGGTTACTTCGAGTACATACATACCATTGGATGAGGAACCATCGTCAACTGGAGCTGTTCCATGTGTCAACGGCCTTATAAGTATGTCTGGAAACGTAGTGGCCAATCAAAACCTTACAGTTTCCGGAAATACATTCTACACAAGCCCCGTGTCTATCAACGTGGACTCCAACGTGGTCACAGAGTACACAGGACCCCACGATCGACCCCTGCGGAAGTATCCGGAGGTGGCTTTGAGTATCACGTCCGAAAGTGCATCAGGTGAAAATGGGTATAAGGTGAGTTGGAGTAGTATTTATGATAATGGAAATAACGTGAATGAACGTCCTTTTCGGGCATTCGATGGAGATATAGGAAACACCGGAAATGCATGGATGGTTCCTAGCGGAGTGTATGGATCGGATGGAACGTACGCACAAAACCCCCCTAGAAATTTGGGAACTGCTACGGGTGGTAACTCTACGACTGTGGATGGCGAATATATCATACTCCAGACACCAAATAAAATAAAAGTAAAACATTTCAGAATCTCCGATAAATCTACTTTCACGGGTAGAGCCGCTGAGGCTGGTAAATTATACGGAAGTAACGATGGTTCAACGTGGTACGAACTTGCGAGTTTTTCGGAATTAATCTACTATGACGGTGATTATTTCAATACTGTACACGTAAACGCAACTACATACTACGATAGGTTAGCACTCGTTGTTACAAACTCTACAGCCACTTCAAGCTCTACATATATGGGTATAGGTGAACTCGAATACTACGGCTACGAGGAAGGTAGTGGCTCCCTAGATACCACCCTAAAGACCGTGTACAACGTGCCGGCGACCACGGGGACCCAGTTGGAGGTCTACTATGATGCGAAGGATTTGGATAATGAAGCTCTGACTTCTGTATCAGGTTTGGGGGGTACAACTATAGGTGGAACCGCGTATGGTGATCCACAGATATCAAACGGAGCTTTCGTTTTTGATGGAACGGGGGATGCCATTCAAACAGCTGCTACCTCTTTTACAGGGAACGCTATTTTTACAGCTAGTTTATGGGTTAAATTCGACCGAGTAACAGATTCCACAAGTCAAAATGTATTCTTTTCAATTGGATACGATGGAACTCGAACACAAAGTGGATTAAGAGTAAATGAAAGTACCGGAAAATTCAGGTTTTATACACAAAGTGGAACTGGGTCGTTAACTACTGACGTGACAGCGGCAACAAATACATGGTATCATATTAATTTGGTTCACAATGGTTCGTCTGGATATCAACTATACATAAACGGTGAAATGGTTGGCGAAACCTTTACGGATGATTTGAATCTTGCTTCCAATTCAACCGTAGGATTAGGAGCTACCTTTGCATCGTCTGGTACAATTAATTCCTCAACTTTACCATTTAAAGGTTCCATCGCGAATTTCCGTCTCTACTCCAAGGCCCTGAACGCCGACCAAGTGAAGGAACTCTACGATTACCAAAAGGATTACTTCTTCGGGTCCAAGTCTCAGTTAACACTGTACAAGGGACATTTGGGCGTGGGGGTCACCGAACCCTCGGGGCAACTCGAGTTGGCGGGGGATGAGAGGCTCCAAGAGTATCCTCCGAGGGATTTATATCAATACGATACAAACATTGAAGGACATGGAGTGTTTTGTGTGAGTGCGAGTAATGAATATTTAGATGGTAATCATCCCGCATGGGAAGCGTTTGGTGATAATGCAACATCCGCTTCAAGTGAATCTGTTTGGACAACCAACGCTTTATACAGTGCATCGACTGGTTTACATACGGGTTCCGCTACAACTGCAGGAATAAAGGGTGAATGGATACAATTAAAAACTCCTTATAAAATCAAAATATCTAGTTTTAATTTGAATTCTTACATAGATAGCGCCAGTAATCGTCAACCTCGTGATTTTATATTACTCGGAAGCAATGATGGAAATGTCTGGGAACAAATGAAAAGTGTCACAGGTCAAACATCGGGTTATACAACAGTTGCACCCGTGTATAGCGGTCCCCTGGGTCCGCATCATACCGTAAATTCAACGAAATACTATAGTTATTTCAGAATAGTAGTCACCGCTAACCAAGGTGAGGCTTTAGTTGGAATATCGAGAATCAGGTTCTACGGCACCCCCGGCCCCACGACCCTCGATAAGGGTTCATTGACTTTAGGAAGGTCCCTCGATGTTCCCCGCATTTCGCGGTACGACGTGGATACGGAAACCCCTAGACCCGAGAAGTTGGTGGTGGATTTCGATACCACCGTCAATTCCTCACCTACAGATATCTCGGGGAAGGGGAATCATGGGACGTTTTACAACGGTGCTGAGTACTCCGCAGCTGATAAGGCGTTTGATTTCAATAATACACAAGGTGGTATACGGTCTCAAACAACACTTTTTGACACGAGTGGTAAACATAGTTTCGCGGCGTGGATGAAATTCGACTCTTTCGGGCGATGGTACGGACTTTATGGTATAGGTACAAATGATGGAAGTGCGTCAAATTTCTCTATCTATACAGGCACCGGTGCCTCCGACGCTGCGACATACAATACAGGATTTCGCCTTGAATCTAGAAGTGGTGGGCGACATCAAGACTTAGCATGGACTCCGGTGTTGAATAAATGGGTTCATGTGGCCGTGACGTGGGATGGCACCGGTGGTTTAAACAATGTGAATATGTATATAGATTTGGTTAAATTAGAACGACAGCAATTAGGAACTTATGAAAGCAACCCAACTTCAAGTATTACACTTCCCACTACCCAGGCAATTCGTGTAGGAGCTGATGCACGTCAGTTTGATGGTGCTGGTACCGGTTCTAATTTTGATGGACAAATATCGAACCCCAAATTCTATTCGGAAGTCTTGGAATTTTCGGAAATAAAGAAACTCTACAACTTGGGCCGAACTGGGCGGTCGATGGTCATCAGTGACACGGCCGTTGGCATCGGGAAAGTCCCTGAAGCTCAGTTAGATGTGAGGGGGAACTTAAGGGTCGGTGGACGTGGCCAAATTGAAACGTTGGCCCCTCGGTATTACAGTAGTATGCAAAGGGGTACTTTTCACGACGTAAGTTCGCATATAATAACAGGTTTTGACCACCAAGCCGAAGGATACGCGACCCCAGTACTTGGATGGGAGGTCCACATTAACTTTAATCACCACCGTAGCATGGCAACACACGTAGAAATAGACGGCGGGTATCTGTCGACTGCACCAGGTACACACGTTTCTATGACTGAGACAGCAACTCGTAAGTACGACGAAGACACCAGTGCATTTAGTTTTTATACCGATAGATTCTATATAGGTTCTGATATAGCAAACGCACACGCGGCAACGTATGCGGTGATCAGGATCACAAATTCACAAGTTCCGGGGATACCATCAGCTATACACGCGGGTAGCATCTCCACTGTTCGATATCACATGTTGGGACATACAATGTATGTAAAACCCGGTGTAGGGTCATGTCTCGACGTAGCTATAGGACAGATTACCGGAGGTAATAATGCACGTTTACATGGGATACGTATGGCAACGGGTGCAGACAACATCACCGGTTCGTACACGGTATATACGTACCATTAAAAATCTAAGTAGATATTAATGGATCGCGAACCACTTCGCTCAACACCGGGGGTGTCTCATATCTGGGTAGGATATGACCCAGAAACTCTCGAAATACATGATCGTTTTGAGTATGAAGGTGATTGGTATGATTATCAGGATCACTTAACTTATAAAATTTTACCGAAAACACTGCATAACAAACCATACAAATTAACAAACGATGGCTTTGAATTAGATGAAGAGAAATGGACTGAAATACAACCAAAATTACTTAGACGACTCCGCCAAGAACGTAACAAGCGCCTCGCCGAGGTGGATTGGGTCACCCTCAAGGCGTATTCAACGGGTACACCCGTCTCTGAAGAATGGGTGACGTACATGCAGACCCTCCGCGATCTTCCCTCTACAACCGAAGATCCAGCGAACCCCATTTGGCCCGTCCAGCCAAGTCCGTAGAAGTCGTACTCCTTTAATTTCGCAGTTACTCGTTTCCACCCCAAACGTTACAAACCCAACCCAAAGGTTTCTAAGGTCTGTTCCAATCGACGCAGTCGATTGTCCCCCCCCCCGTATCAACCAAAAGTCCTACGGACTTTTCCCAGTTTAAAAAAACCTCACTCAATAGTAGAAATGCCTGTCACAACACCCCAAGGCACACTCGATTTCAAAAAAGTCGATAAGATAACATTCGTTGGGGCTTCGTCTAATACGGTTATTGACACGACAACAGGAAGTGTCGGTATCGGTGTGGTTGGCGATGCCCTCAGTTCAAACCTTCATGTCGTGGGTGATACACGCATGGAGGGAAATATTAACATGCTTCATACATCCAACACAGCTTCCATCAAACTCAATTCAAATGTCGTTACAGAGTTCCCCAGGTCGAAGAAACTCATCAAGTATCCGAGGGTGGCTTTGACCCAAAACGACGAATCTGCGACGAGTGGATACGTAGTGGGGAGGAGTAGTATTTATGCTCCGCACGAAGCCTGGTATATGTTTGATGAAGATTCAACTACGTTTTGGCATTCTGGTAATAGTACAGGTTACTGGAATTCGGATGGTACATACGATGGTACTTCAGAACTCGTTACGGGACATCCAGG